ATGGTTCGCTTGAGATTGTCCGTCAGAAGGTAGATATGGTTGATGTTGGTATTGGCGAGTTTGGTATGCCAATTCAAGCTCCATCGTACTCAGTAACTGTTAAAAAGGTTCTCAAGTCAGGGCAAGTCAGGATTGAGAATGTCCCGCCTGAAGAGTTCCTCATTTCTAAGTCTGCTAAGACTGTACAAGACTCCCCATTTGTAGCCCATCGTCGCTTGATGCCACGGTCAGACTTGATTGCTATGGGATACAGCAAGGATACGGTAGATAATCTACCCGCATACGATGATCTTAGCTTTACTCAGGAGCGTATTGCTCGATTCAGTCAGGGTGAGAATCCAGATGACTCCAATAGCCTTGATCCTGCTATGCAGAATATTGAGGTCTATGAGTGTTACATTCGCATCGATGAAGATGATGACGGCATTGCTGAGCTTCGTCGCATTGTCTATTGTGGTAGCGAAATCCTAGAGGATGAAGAGATTGATGAGATTCCGTTTCATTCTATCTGCCCGATTCCTATCCCTCATAAGTTCTTCGGTCAGTCACTTGCTGATCGTACTATGGATATTCAGCTAATCAAGTCTACGGTTACTCGTCAGATGCTGGATAACTTGTATCTGACTAACAATGCTCGTGTTGGTGTTGTTGATGGTCAGGTCAATCTGGATGACATGCTGAATGCTACGCCTGGTGGCATTGTCCGTGTCAAGAGTCCAACTGCAATTATTCCAATGCAAGTCCCATCAGTGACTGCACAGGCATTCCCAATGCTTGAATATATGGATAGCGTACAAGCTAAGCGTACAGGCGTTAATGATGCTCAGCAAGGTCTTGATCCAGATGTTTTGTCAAACGTCACTGCTGCTGCTGTAGCGGCTATGGTGAAGTCTAATTCAGGTAAGTTGGAACTGATTGCTCGTATCTTTGCTGAGACTGGCGTTAAGAGTTTGTTCCGAGGCATCTTGCACTTGCTTGGCAAGTATCAGGATAAAGAGAAAATCGTAAGAATGAGAGGTAAGTATGTTGCTTTCGATCCTCGCACTTGGGCTAATGAGTACGATGTATCTGTTAATGTTGGCTTGGGTTCTGGGGATAGAGATCAGAAGCTGACAATGCTGCAAATGATTCTGTCGAAGCAAGAGCAGATTCTGCAACAGTTTGGCCCTGCTAACCCATTGGTAACGGTTGGACAGTATCGCAACACATTAGCTAAGTTCATTGAATCTGCTGGATTTAAAGACGCTAATGAATTTCTTAATGAGATTACTCCGGAACAAGATGCACAACTTGCTCAGCCTAAACCGCCAACTCCTGATGCCCAAGCAGAGGCTGCTAAGATGTTCGCAGACATTGAGCGCGAAAAGACACAGGCTAAATCTCAGATTGAAGCTGCAAAACTTGATCTTCAAAAACAGCAATTGGAAGCAGAATATACTCGTAAGGGTATTGAGATGCAGATGAAGAATCAGAAAGATACTTCAGAGATTAAGATTAAAGAGGCTCAGTTAGCAGTGCAGCAGTTGCAAGCTATTCTTGCTATGGATATTGCTGATGAAGATAGTCGCAATAAACAAGCTGATATTGTATTGAAAGCAATCCGTGAACTTGGGAGCTTAACAGGTGGATAAAGCAGCATGGGCTAATACATTGGTTAACGATCCTTTGTTTCAGGAGTTAATCGCTGATCTTAAATCTATTGAGCATGGCAAGTTTGCCGCTAGTGATACATACGATACTGATATTCGTGAAGCTGCTTATATTAGATTACGAGTTATTGAGGATATTGAGAATCAACTTCAAAGCATGGGATCGCAGAAGATGATTAATGATAAACGCTGGAAGATTTTGTAGGTCGTGTAGGGCGAATCCCTATATAATTAAGGAAATGAAAACACATGAGCGATACTGAAAGCACCAATCCAGAAGGAAGTGCCCAGTTAGACGTAGGTAGTGCAGCTAACGCTATTTTGGGCTTAATGGGTGGCGACGAAGGCTCCGATAAGGAACAACCTGAAAGCCAAGCAGAAGCCAACGATAGCGAGGCCGAATCAGAGGACTATGAGCAATCAGAAGAGTCTGAGGTAGAACAAGAAGATAGCGACGATGAGTCACAGGCACAGACATTCCGAGTCAAAGCAGCAGGCGAGGAAAAAGACGTTACCCTTGATGAGCTTATCAAGTCTTATCAACTTGGCACAGATTACACACGGAAATCGCAGGCTGTAGCTGAAGAGCGCAAGGTAGTAGAGGCCGAACGCCATGCTGTTCAGGAAGCTAAGCAATTGCGGGATGTCTATGCAGAGCGTTTGCAAGTCATCGAGCAGATGCTTAATCAGCCGCAACAAGAGGAAAACCTCGAATACCTGAAAGAGACTGATCCTATTGGCTATGCAGTAAAGGTAGCTGAGTTGTCTCAGAGGGAAAAGCAGTTAATGCAAGTTCGTGTAGAACGTGAGCGTATCTCACAGCAGCAGGAACATGATAGGCAACAGCAACTTCGTTACAAGATTAGCGAAGAAGCCAATAAGCTAGTCGCTGCATTACCTGAGTATGCTGATCCTGTTAAGGGTGATGCTATTCGAAAAGATGTGCGGAATTATGGCAAGCAAGCTGGCTTCTCTGATGATGAATTGGCTAATGTCTATGATTCTCGCGCAGTACTAACACTTTGGAAGGCTATGCAGTTTGATAAATTGCAAGCATCCAAGCCTGGCATTACGAAGAAGGTGAATGAAGCACCACGAACAATGAAATCTGGTGTGACTCAGCCTCGTGAAGCTAGTAGCGAAGAACTGAAAAAACTGAAGGCTAGAGCGAAACAATCCGGACGGGTTGCAGATGCCGCAGCCGCTTTCGAACGATTTTTATAAGGAATTATCATGGCAACTTATCAAACTTATACCGCAATTGGTCAACGTGAAGACCTGTCGGATATTATCTATAACATCTCGCCAACTGAGACACCGATCTTCTCGTCTATTGGCAAGACTAAAGCTACTGCTGTTTACCATGAGTGGCAAACTGACAGCCTGGCTGCTGCAACTACTGCCAATGCTGCTGTTGAGGGTGCAGACGCTTCCTCTGCAACTATGTCTCCAACGACTCGCGTAGGTAACTACACGCAGATCGTGCAGAAGACTGTCCAAGTGTCCGGCACTCTGGATAGCGTCAACAAGGCTGGTCGTAAGTCTGAAAAGGCTTATCAACTGTCTAAAGCCTCGCAAGAGCTGAAGCGTGATCTGGAAACCATCATCACTGCCAATCAAGGTAAGTCTGCTGGTACTTCAACTGTGGCCCGTACAATGGGTTCGCTGCTGTCGTGGATTAAGACTAACTCCTCGCAAGGCGCTGGTGGTTCAGCTCCTGCAACTTCGGGTACTTCTACCCGTACTGACGGTACGCAACGTACTGCTACTGAAGCACTGATGAAGACCGTTATTGCTTCGATCTTTGACCAAGGTGGTATGCCTAAAGCCGTGTTTGTTGGTTCGGCTGGTAAGCAGAAGGTTTCGACTTTTGCTGGTATCGCAGTTAATCGTTATCAGATCACGAAGCCTGAAGCTGGTGTGATTATCGGTGCTGCTGATATTTATCAATCAGACTTTGGTCAACTGTCTATCGTGCCTAACCGATTCATGCGCGATCGCGATATGCTGATTTTGGATCCTGAGTACGCTGCAATGGCTTTCCTCCGCCCATTCATGACTAATGAACTGGCTAAGGTTGGCGATTCAGATCGTACCCAGATTCTGGCTGAGGTAACTCTGGAAGTGAAGAACGAAGCTGCTCACGGTATCGTGGCTGACTTGAACTTCGCACTGTAATGAAACTAGCCCCTGTCTTCGGATGGGGGCTTTTTATAAAGAGACATGACAAACTTTAGACACCAAAAAGTACATTCGGACGGTGATGGCGGCATTATCATCGAAACTAACCAAGATATTTCTGACATTCTTGCACGTAACAAGATGCTGCAAGAGGCAGACAAAGCTAGAACTGGCGCAACTGAAGACTTGCATTTGATTGGATCAATACCGTTTACGGCAATTGATAAGCTAAATACAATGGGAATCATGCGAGGTTTTGCTGTTGTGGATGAACCTGCTTTTAAGCGGTGGTTGAATCATCCAGAACAAGATGCTTTGAAAATATATCGGGGGCGTGTATGAGAGTTGGAGTCTGTATTCCTTGTCGCGATGAAGTACATACAGGATTCGCATTTGATTTTGCTCGTATGACTGCACATGATGCGTCTGTGCGATGCAAAGATGGTAAAGGTGGCCTAAGCCTTTACACGATGCCAGGCACGTTGATCTTTGACCAGCGTGAGAAGTTAGTGCAGGTGGCTTTGAAAGAGGGTTGTGATGCAGTCCTGTTTATTGACAGTGACATGCGTTTTCCTCATGACATTATTGACATCATGTTGAGTAGAGAAGTTGGTATTGTTGGTGTTAATGCGGTTACTCGCAGAAAACCATGTATGCCAACGACTAAGTTGCTAATTAAGACTGAAGATGAGAAGGGTATTAGACACCATTGGTCTAATGTTGACTCTCGCGGTAAAGTTGGAATGGATAAAGTTACAGCAGTTGGATTCGGCGCTGTAATGATTCGTAAGGAAGTATTTGAAAAGGTATCACAGCCGTGGTTTGATGCTGGCTGGGGGCCTACTGGTGTGGTTGGTGAGGACGTACACTTCTGTGTGAAGGCTGGTGACAATGGCTTTGATACATGGGTAGACCATGAACTCTCGATGCACATCAAACATATTGGTACGTATGAATATAGCTGGGATGATTTCCAGACACTAGAGGAATAACATGGCTTTTGACAGTTACAGCTCATTAAAGACAACTATTTCTAGCTACTTGGCTCGTAATGATCTGGATTCTGTCATACCAGACTTTATTCGTTTAGCTGAATTACGATTGCAGCGAGAATTACGCATTCGTCAGATGCTGACAGTGGCTCAAGCTACTACAACAGGTGGCATTGCTACTGTTGGTATTCCTTCGGACTTCTTGGAAATGCGCGATATTCACATTGTTGCTAATCCTGTCCGCACATTGTCGTACGATGCTCCAAATAGTTTCTATCGCAATACTCGATCAATGCAATCAGGTGTGCCAAGTGCTTACACTGTGCTTGCTGATGAGATGCAACTAGCACCTATTCCTGATGGCGCGTATATATTGCAGATGCTGTACTACGCAAAACCGCCTGTATTGAGCGATACGAACCAAAGTAATGCCTTCCTAGCTAATACGCCTGATGCACTGCTCTATGGGGCTTTGGGTGAGGCTGAACCCTATCTAATGAACGATGCAAGGCTGTCTGTATGGGCTGCTTTGTATGATCGTTCTGTAAATTCAATATCTGTTGCTGACCAAGGTGGTGAATATAGCGGTCAGCCAATGTCAATGTCTTATAACGTGAGGTAAATTATGGCTGAAATGTCGAACTATCTTGAGAACGCACTGATTAATGCTACTTTGCGTGCTACAAATTTCACTGCACCTACTACTGTTTATGTTGGTCTTTATACCTCTGATCCTACTGATGCAAATACTGGCACTGAAGTGTCTGGTGGCTCTTATGCTCGCACTTCTGTAACATTTGGAGCACCTAGTAATGGCGTAAGTCTGAATAGTGCTGCTGTTGAGTTCCCACAATCTACTGGGACTTGGGGTACTGTTGGTTGGATTGGTATTCTGGATGCTTCCACTTCAGGTAACCTGCTTTACCATACGCCATTGGATGTATCTAAGAGCATTAGTTCTGGTGATATTTTTAAAATTTCTATTGGTTCATTGTCAGTAACTTTGGCCTAATCAATGTTTGGCTTTAACACATTTTCACAAGCTCCTTTTTCTTCACTAAGCAGTGCTA